GAGCTGGCGCCGGATCTGATATCCGCGGCATAACTCTTGAGAATGTGCGCCCAGATATCATGGTGTTTGATGACATTCAGACTCGCGAAGATGCAGATTCTGATGTAATTTCTGGAAATCTCGAAACCTGGTTGGTAGGTACAGCAATGAAAGCCAAGTCGCCGGAAGGTTGCTTGTATGTATTCATTGCAAACATGTATCCTACCAAGAATTCTCTGCTTCGTAAGCTCAAGCACAATCCAACCTGGACTAAGTTCATTGCGGGAGGCATTCTTTCTGATGGCACATCTCTCTGGGAAGACCTGCAACCTATCGCACAGCTTTTGAAAGAATACCAGAACGACTTATCTATGGGTAAGCCGGAAGTTTTCTATTCAGAAGTTCTGAACGACGAGAACGCATCAGTCAACAACTTCATTGACATCTCTAAGATTCCAGATTGCCCTTACGAAGATGAATTCGCCGGAGGTCAACATCAGGGTAATTTTATTGTCATTGATCCAGCTACGGACAAGATAAATGCGGACCTGATATCCATTGGATATTTCGAAATCTGGGACGGTAAAGCAGTCTGTAGAGAGATCATCGAAGGCTCACTATCTCCTGGTGTATCTATAGACGAATCGCTTAAACTGTGCTTCAAATACAATTGTTTCCTAGTTGCAGTGGAATCAAATGCTTATCAATATTCTCATCTTTATTGGTTCAACTTCATTTGCCAACAACGTGGCATTTCTGGTGTTCAGTGCGTGGACCTGTATTCTGGGGCCTCATCTAAGAACTCTCGTATTCTCACTATGTTCAAAGGCCTTCTTGCCAAAGAACAATGGCTAAGTAGGACAGTGCGGGCCCAAGTAGACAATCAGATTACCTCGTTTAACCCACTGAAAACAAGCAATGTGGATGGTATTCTGGATCTGTTAACCTACGCTCCCAAGACAATCGAACTATATGGTGAGTACATTGTATCCAGGCTCACTGTGAATCTACAGGATTTCGGTGCATTAGAAGTCCGGGGCGCTTTGGAAACATCTTCGTTTTAGTAAGGAACAGGAATCATGGCAGAAGATCGTAACCTAACAATCATTCAACGGCTAGCTAGCGCCTATCCGGAAACTAAGACTCTGCTAGATTATTTGACCAACAGGAATGCAGTACCAGAAAAGGAAGCTAAGGGTACAATGACTGGAGCTACCGGGGAGTTTCAATACGGAAATACCTCAGATATGCATAGAACACTAAGAGTGGGCCCGGCAGGTAAGATTCGTATGCAGCCTGCTGCCAATGCAGGAACTTTCATTCACGAGCTTACTCACGCAGCAGATCTTCAGATGGATGCACAGTATCATGAAGATGTGGGCAAAGCGGGTAGAAAAGAAAACCAGTTTACCAGAGCTTACAATCGGCTTCGTTTCAATCCTAGCTTCGATCAAAACAATCGGAACAACTTTGAAAAAATGGTCAATCTGCTAGCTCCAAACTTTGCAGCAGAGCAAGGCGATTACAGAGCTTCTAATCTTGAAGTCCGTGCATTTGCTGTGGGAGACTCAGTAGCTCCTGAAGGGAAGTTTGCTACTCCAATAGGTAGGAAAGAAATTCCTCCTCACCTGAATGCCACGATGGCCACAGAATTCATGATCCTTCTTGAGCTAGCCAATAGAGAAACAATCAAGAAACCTACTCCGGCTGCTCCCACGGTTCGTTGATTTCCTCCCACAACTCTACTACAATCCAATCATGGTTGCTCCCACTCCGTTTCCTCTCTCCAGAGTCTCTCAAGAGGCATTCATTCAATATCACCGTACTGCTTCAACTCTAGTAGAAAGGCAGTGGAATCTACGCTCGCAAATGCGTAACATTGATCTTGCTTATCTTCGAGAACAAGATGACACAATAGAGAACCGGCGAGCAGAGTATGCTAACATGCTTGGGGATTCTAACAAGATTCAAAACATTACTGTTCCTGTTATCAAACCGCAAGTGCGTGCGGCCGTAGCCTATCAGGCAGCGGTATTTCTAACTGACTATCCGATCTTTGGTGTAGTGTCTGATCCTGTCTACATAGACATGGCTAAGCAGATGCAAGCTGTCATTGAAGAGAACTCTATCCGCGGCTCATGGGCCCGTGAGATTCTTCTGTTCTTTATTGACGGATTTAAATATAACATCTCCGCACTTGAATGCTGCTGGAGCAAGGTAGTTACTGCCACTCTTGAAACTGACCCGGCTTTCCAAGGTGGACAGCAAGGTAAACCTAAGAACATTATCTGGCAAGGTAATAGTCTCAAGCGCTGGGATCCATACAATACTTACTTCGATGCACGAGTTGAGCCATATCTAATTCCTACTCAAGGTGAATTTGTAGGTCATACCGAACTCATGTCCCGGACTGCTCTTAAGCAGTTCATTGGCACGTTGGAGGTCAAACTAATTGAAAACATTAAAGAAGCTTTTGAATCACCTTCTCTCCTTAATATCGGGGACTCTGGCACATTTGGTGCTTCTTATTACATCCCTCGTGTTAACCCTAAGGCACTGCTGGACGTAGACTCCATTGAATCTTTTGACTGGATGTCTTGGGTAGGTGCAAGGGCTAGCACAGCGGAAGCAAAGATTAACTATCGCGGCCTGTATGAAGTCTCTACGGAATACATTCGTGTAATTCCTTCTGACTTTGCTCTGAAAGTTCCAGCTCAGAATACTCCTCAGGTCTGGAAACTTATCATTGTCAATCATTCTGTGGTCATCTACGCAGAACGACAGACTAATGCTCACGAAAAGATTCCTGTGTTCTTTGGCTCACCTTCTGAAGATGGGCTTTCTTACCAATCTAAGTCGCTTGCAGTAGATGCAATGCCATTCCAACAAGTGGCTTCAGCACTTATGAATGGAGTGTTAGCTGGGCGGCGCCGGGCAGTTACGGATCGGGTTTTGTATGATCCTTCGCGCGTGTCAGAAGCACAAATCAATTCTCCTAATCCGTCAGCTAAGATTCCGGTGCGCCCATCTGCTTACGGCAAACCTGTTGGTGAGTCGGTTTACCAGTTTCCTTTCCGAGATGACCAAGCAGGTCTTTCTCTCCAAGAGATTCAAGCTGTTGTAGCTTTTGGAAACACTCTGAATGGGCAGAACAATGCTCGCCAGGGTCAGTTTGTTAAAGGAAATAAGACTGATGGACAGTGGGAATCTACCATGTCCAATGCTACTTCTGCGGATCAGATGACTGCATTGCTCTATGAAGCCCAGGTATTCACTCCACTAAAGGAAGTTATCAAACTGAATATTCTTCAGTATCAAGGTCCAGGTACAATCTACTCTCAATCCCAAAAACAGAACCTAGAGATTGATCCAGTAGAGCTCCGTAAAGCAGTACTCAACTTTAAGATCACTGATGGACTACTTCCTACGGACAAGGTTATTTCTGGCGACACGCTTAAGGTGGCAATGCAGACAATCGGTACATCGCCGGCCTTGGCACAAGGTTACAACATTGCTGCTGCGTTCTCGTACATTCTTAAGACAGAAAATGTAGACTTGTCCGCTTTCGAGAAGTCGCCGCAACAAGTAACTTATGAGCAAGCAGTAGGAATGTGGAACCAGTTGGCTCAGCTCTCTATCCAAAAAGGTGTTCCGTTTAACCAGCCGCAGCCTATGCCAGAACAATACGGCTATGATCCTGCAATGCAAGATCCTACTAATCGCGCCGGACAATCACCTCAAACTGGAGCTTAATCATGGCTACTCTTAGCAGCAATAACCTATTCCAGTCCTGGGAACTGTCACGCCAGGAGTATCTAACTGGTTCCATTCTCACTAACCTTCAAATACAATGTATACAAAATCAAGTTGCTCAGGCAATGCAGCAGAAGACCTTGCTAAAATTCAACCCAGACAACATCATAGCTTATGCTCAACAGGAGGCTGAACTACAAGGACAAATAATCGCTCTTCAATTTCTCTTATCTACTTCGGAAGAAGCGGCTAGAGAGCTAGATCCCGGACTTGAATCTCGTGTAAACATCACTCCGCGAGAGACTCCTCCAGAAGAATCTGGTTCTTTATTCCCTCCATTGCTGGCTTCTACCTCAA